CAATTGACCTCGGAGTTATCGAACACTGGGAAAACGAAGTTGAAGGACTCAAACAAGACCAAGACGGATTAAACGAATTTTACAGGCAGTTTCCTCGTACTGAGAAACATGCTTTCAGAGATGAAACGAAACAATCTTTATTTAACTTAGTAAAGATATACGAACAAGTTGATTACAATGAGGAAATGCACAATGTTGCTTCAGTAACAAAAGGTAGTTTTCAATGGGAGAACGGTATTAAGGATAGTAAAGTAATATTTTATCCTAATAATGATGGAAGATTTTTAATATCTTGGGTACCACCTAAAAACTTACAAAATCAAGTAATTATAAAAAATGGTATTAAGTATCCTGGTAATGAACACGTTGGAGCATTTGGTTGTGATAGCTACGACATATCAGGCACTGTAGATGGTAAAGGTTCTAATGGATCTTTACATGGGCTTACTAAGTTTAGTATGGAAGATGCTCCACCTAATCATTTCTTTTTAGAGTATATATCAAGACCTCAAACTGCTGAGATATTTTTTGAAGATGTACTTATGGCTTTAATATTTTACGGTATGCCTATACTATGTGAAAATAACAAGCCAAGACTTTTGTACTATTTAAAGCGAAGGGGTTATAGAGGTTTTAGTATGAATCGTCCTGATAAAGTTTGGAACAAGCTTTCAACAACTGAAAAAGAAATAGGTGGTATACCTAACTCTAGTGAAGATATTAAACAAGCACATGCCGCTGCAATAGAAACATACATAGAAGATCACGTTGGTTTTAAATCAGGTGAATATGGAGATATGTATATGCAACGCACTTTAGAAGACTGGGCTAAATTCAATATTAATAATAGAACAAAGCATGATGCTTCTATTAGTTCAGGACTTGCTATTATGGCTTGTAACAAGAATAAGTATAAACCAAATAAAGATATTGTAAGAAATAAAGTAAATTTAGGTTTTAAAAGATATGATAATAAAGGATCAATTTCAAAAATAATATAATAGATGCAAATTTATACAAATACAAATAGCGCTTTTCCGGACCAGGTAGTACCAGATGCAGAAAAAGCAACGTGGGAGTATGGTCTTCAAGTAGGTAGAGCTATTGAAGGAGAATGGTTCACTAATTATCGTGGTGCTTACAGGTTTAATACTAATTATAATAACTTTCATAATTTAAGGTTGTATGCTAGAGGCGAGCAGTCTATACAAAAGTATAAAGATGAATTATCTATAAATGGTGACTTATCTTATTTAAACTTAGACTGGAAGCCTGTTCCTGTTATACCTAAGTTTGTTGATATTGTTGTTAATGGTATATCTCAAAGAAATTACGATATAAACGCCTATGCTCAAGATCCTGAATCACTAAAGAAAAGAACTGACTATGCCTCTGGTTTATTAAGAGATATTAATGCAGAAGCTTTTATAGCTAAGATACAGCAAAAAACAGGAGCAAATATGTTTTCTAATAAAGATAGAGAAAATGCTCCATCTAATCCTCAAGAACTAGAAGTTCACATGCAAATGGATTATAAGCAAGCTGTAGAGGTAGCTGAAGAAGAAGCTATTGAAAATGTATTAGCTAAAAATAAATATGATTTAATAAATAGAAGAGTAAACTATGACTTAACAGTTTTAGGAATTGGTGCTACAAAAACTAGTTTTAATAGGTCTGAAGGAGTTACTGTAGACTATGTAGACCCAGTTAATTTAGTATATTCATATACTGAAGATCCTAATTTTGAAGATATATACTATGTCGGTGAAGTTAAATCTATAAGTCTACCAGAACTTAAAAAAGAATTTCCTTATTTAACAGCTGATCAATTAAAGAAAATACAAGAGTATCCAGGTAATCAAGAGTACTTAAGAAACTGGAATGGTAAAGATGACAATAACAATGTACAGGTTTTATATTTTGAATATAAGACTTATGCTAACCAAGTGTTTAAAATAAAACAAACTCCAAACGGGTTAGAAAAAGCATTAGAAAAAACAGACACTTTTAATCCACCAGAGAGCGAAAACTTTAAAAAAGCATTTAGAGCTATCGAAGTTTTATACACAGGTGCTAAAATACTAGGTCATACAGAAATGTTGAAATGGGAAATGTCTGAGAATATGACAAGACCTAATTCTAATGTTGTTAAAGTAAACATGAATTATAATATATGCGCTCCTAGAATGTATAAAGGTCGCATAGATTCACTTGTATCAAGAGTTACTGGCTTTGCTGATATGATACAGCTTACACACTTAAAGCTTCAACAAGTAATGTCTAGGATAGTACCTGACGGTGTTTACTTAGATGTAGATGGCTTAGCGGAAGTTGATCTTGGAAATGGTACTAATTACAATCCACAAGAAGCATTAAATATGTATTTTCAAACTGGTTCTATTGTTGGTAGATCATTAACACAAGATGGTGATCCAAATCGTGGCAAAGTACCAATACAAGAATTACAATCATCTTCTGGTGGTCAAAAAATAAATTCACTTATAAGTACTTATCAGTATTATTTACAAATGATAAGAGATGTAACTGGGCTCAATGAAGCAAGAGATGGTAGTCAACCAGATAAAAATGCTTTAGTTGGGTTACAGAAATTAGCTGCAGCTAACAGTAACACTGCTACAAGACATATACTACAAGCTAGTTTATATTTAACTCTTAGAACGTGTGAAAATATAACTCTTAGAATAGCAGATGCACTAATGTTTCCTTTAACTAGACAAGCTTTAGAAAGTAGCATATCTAGATTTAACATGCATACACTTCAAGAACTTAGTCAAGTTAATTTATTAGATTTTGGTATATATCTTCAACTAGAACCTGATGACGAACAAAAGGCAATGCTAGAACAAAACATACAGGTAGCATTACAACAAAACCAAATATATTTAGAAGATGCTATTGATATAAGAGAAGTTAAAAACCTTAAATTAGCAAATGCTTTACTTAAACAACGTAGAAAGAAAAAGCTTAAACAAGACCAAGCTGCGCAGCAAGCAAATATTCAAGCACAAGCTCAGGCTAATGCCGAACAAGCTGAGAGAGCTGCAATGAACGAAGTTCAAAAGCAACAAGCTGTAGCTGAAACTAATATTCAATTTGAACAAGCTAAATCTCAATTTGAGATACAACGAATGGAGCAAGAAGCTGTTATTAAAAAGCAGTTGATGGAGCAAAAGTTCCAATATGACATGCAGTTAGCTCAAGCAGATATTCAAGTTACTTCAGCTAGAGAAAAAGAAATTGAAGATAGAAAAGACAAACGAACTAAATTACAAGCGACTCAACAAAGTCAAATGATTAGTCAAAGACAAAATGATTTATTACCAACTAATTTTGAAACACAAGGTGATAATGAAGCAGGAGGTTTTGGTTTACAAAACATGGGTCCTGGATAAATACCATTATTAATTATTATATTATATTATGTCAGAAGAAATAAAAGAAACTCCTACAGGTGAATTAGAACAAGGGGAGTTTAAAATAAAAAAGAAACCTAAAAAACTTGCAAATAAAAAACCGCAAGAAACTACAAAAATAGATTTATCTAAAAAAGAAGAAAAAGATGCCATTCCAGAGTCAAGCACAACGAAGGTGGATGTACGCGAACTTTCCAAAGATGGCGGCGAAGTGGGAGAAGCACACGTCAAAGAGCCAGAAGCTACCGAAGAGAAAAAAGAAGAAACAGTAGCAACTATTACTGAGATTACTGAAGAACCTAAAACTGAAGAAGAAGTAAAAGCTCCAGAGCCAGAACCACAACCTCAATTAGAATTACCAGAAAATATAGAAAAACTGGTTAACTTTATGAAGGAGACTGGTGGAGATATTAATGATTATGTTAGGTTAAATGCTGATTATACAAACATTGATGATACAGCATTATTAAAAGAATATTATAAACAAACTAAACCACATCTTGACCAAGACGAGATTGAATTTATTATGGAAGATAAATTTGATTACGACGAAGACATAGATGAGGATCGCGATATAAGAAAAAAGAAACTCGCGAAGAAAGAAGAAATTGCAAGAGCTAAAAACTTTTTGGAAGAGACTAAGAGTAAATATTACGACGAGATCAAGTTGAGACCGGGCGTTACTCAGGAACAACGAAAAGCTATGGAGTTCTTCAATAGATACAACAATGAACAACAGACCGTTCAAAAGCAACATGAGGAGTTTAAAAACACTACTAAAAATTATTTCACTAAAGATTTCAAAGGTTTTGAGTTTAGTTTAGGAGAAAAAAGATTTAGTTATAATGTACAAAACCCTGAAACTGTAGCTGATAATCAATCAAATTTAACAAACTTCGTTAAGACGTTCTTAGACGACAAAGGTAATGTTAAAGATTACGAAGGTTATCATAAAGCAATTTATGCTGCTAGAAATGCTGATACTATTGCAAATCATTTTTATGAGCAAGGCAAAGCCGATGCGATTAAAGATGTGACAGCAAAATCTAAAAATATAAATCAAGATGTTAGAAGTACAACTCCTGGCGACTTGTTTATAAATGGGTTAAAAGTAAAAGCAGTAAACGGTATTGATAGTTCAAGGTTGAGAGTAAAATCAAAAAAAAATAAATAAAAACTAAAAACTAAAAATTATGAGTTTTGTAACAGGCGGGAGTTTTCCTGCTTCAATTGTTCCAATGCCAAACAAAGTAGCTGTTCAAGGAAATTATATTGATTTCCAAGACGCTGCGTTTGATCAATGGACACAACAATATTTACCTGAGCTTTATGAGCAAGAGGTAGAAAGATACGGAAACAGGACATTGTCTGGTTTCTTGAGAATGGTTGGCGCTGAAATGCCAATGACGTCTGATCAAGTAATTTGGACTGAGCAAAATAGATTACACGTAGCATATGACAATGTTGCTATTGCTGCTTCTGCTAATGGTTTTCCTGAAGTAGATATTACAATCACACCAGGTGCTGGTAATCCAGCTACATCAGGTATTAGAATAGGTAACACTGTTTTAGTTTCTGACAATGCTACTGGTTTAGTAACTACTAAAGTTCTAGTAACAGGATTACAAGCAGGATCAACTAATGGTTATTTATTAGTAGGTCATATGTACGAAGCTAACAATTTAGCACAATTAGCAGGAGTTAATAGTGTATTCGTTTACGGTTCTGAATTTCCAAAAGGAAGTAACGGAATGTCAGGAGCTATTGAGCCTGGTGTTACAACTTACAAAAACTCACCAATTATCATGAAAGATAATTATGAGTTAAGTGGTTCTGATGCTGCTCAAATTGGGTGGATTGAAGTTGCTACTGAGGATGGAACGTCTGGATTCTTATGGTATTTAAAAGCTGAGTCTGAAACAAGACTAAGATTTGAAGACTATATGGAAATGGCTATGGTTGAAGGTGAACTCAACGCTAATGGAGGTCAATTTGGTGGTGGATTTACCCCAGGTGGTGCTACTCAAAACATCAAAGGTACTGAAGGTCTTTTTGCTGCTATCGAAGCAAGAGGTAATGTATACTCTGGTTTTGCTGGTGCTGCTGCTCCTGGTTCTGGTGCTTTAGGTGATTTTGATGAAATCCTTAAAAACTTAGACAAGCAAGGTGCTATCGAAGAAAACATGTTATTCTTATCTAGATCTACTGCGTTAGATTTTGACGATATGATCGCTGCAATGAACGGAGCTTATGCTTCTACAGCTGCTGCTTCTTATGGTCTATTTGACAATGAGGCTGATATGGCATTAAACTTTGGATTTTCTGGTTTTAGAAGAGGTTCTTATGACTTCTACAAAACTGATTGGAAATATCTAAATGATGCTACAACTAGAGGATTAGACAAGGAGATTGATGGTGTACTTGTTCCAGCTGGAACTTCTACAGTATACGATCAAATGTTAGGTGCTAATATCAGACGTCCATTTATGCACGTAAGATATAGAGCTTCAGAAACAGAAGATAGAAGATTTAAATCTTGGATCACTGGTTCTGTTGGAGGTGCTTACACTTCTGATCTTGATATAATGAGAGTTAATTTCTTATCTGAAAGATGTTTAGTAACTCAAGCCGCTAATAACTTCGTGTTATTTAAAGGAGCTTAATAATTATTAACATTTAAAAATATAGAAATTATGAGTAATTACATTAAAGCCGTAAAAACTGTAGCGACTGGTTCAGCTGCTGAAATAGTAGATCTAATAGACACTGATGATATAGCTCACATCACATCTAGTGGTGCTACAGATTTACAATTTGTATATAGAGCTGCAACTGGAGCTACTACAGCAAGTAATATTGCTGTAACTGTTACTGTTGCTGCCGGATCTAGCGCGGCTGCTAACTTAGCTGCAGCTCAAAAAGCAGTTATTGCTGCACAACAAAATCCAGGAAGTATGCCTTATTTATTCGAGTATGGAATAAATGGAGCTGCTCCACAACTTATTACTTCAATAGCTGTTGACGCAGTTGCTATTTAATAAGTAAACAATAATAAGATCCCGCTTCGGCGGGGTCTTTTTTAATTATTATATTATATTATATTATGGAAGAAATAAAAGAAAAAAAGTCTACTAAAAAAGTAGATACTTGGGAGTATAAAGATAGAAATTATTATTTATTAGGTACTAAAACTCCTTTAACATATACAGTAATGTCTAAACACTCAAGAAGATACCCTTGCGTTTGGTTTGATCCAGAAAAAGGTTATGAAAGAGAAATGAGATATGCTACAAATCAAAAGTCTATTTTTGTTGATGAGCAAGAAGGATCTTCTACTTTAGCACACATTGTTTTTGATGGTGGACATTTACATGTTAAAAAAGAAAAAAGAAATTTACAAGAGTTTTTAGCTAAACATCCTCACAATGGTGTTTTATTTGCTGAATTTGACCCTGTAGTACAAGCTGAAGATCAATATGATTATTTAGAAATGGAGCTAGAAGCTATGAATATAGCAACTAGTATGGACATTGATCAGTTAGAAGCTATATTAAGAGTTGAAATAGGCACAAGTGTAAACAAACTGTCTAGTAAAGAATTAAAAAGAGATGGATTACTATTTGCAAAAAATAATCCTAAACTTTTCTTAGATCTTGCTCAAGATGAAAATGTTGTGCTTAGGAATTTTGCTATAAAAGCTGCTGAAGCTAAAATTATATCAATAGCAGATGACCAAAGAACAGTTAAGTGGACAACTAATGGTCGTAAATTAATGACCGTACCATTTGACGAAAACCCTTACTCAGCTATGGCTGCATGGTTTAAAACAGATGAAGGACTTGAAGTTTATAAATCAATAGATAAAAAACTTAAATAACAAGTAACTATATAATTAGGGTGGTATTTCGCCACCCTTTTTTTTTAAAAATATTAAAATGGCAATAAACGTAAATACGGTATATACTACAGTGTTATCTATATTAAACAAAGAACAGAGAGGTTATATGACCCCTGATGAGTTTAATAAAGTAGGAACACAAGTGCAACTTGAGATGTTTGAAAAATATTTCGAAGACTTAAATCAACAATTACGTGTGCCATTACAAGCAGCTCAGATGGATTCTGAGTATGCTGATAGAATTAAAACTACAGAGGAAAAAATATCTATATTTGAGACAAGTAATTCACTTAGTTACTCTGGTGGTAGTTTTTCTATGTCTGCTTTAAATCCTGCAATACATAGAATAGGTACGTTACAATACGAGCCAAACGGTTTAATTCCTGTAGAAATACAAAGACTTACTCAAAAAGAGTACAACTTAGTGCAAAGGTCTAAATTAACTGCACCTACTGAAAAATGGCCAGTATATAAAGAAGAAAATAATTTATTTTATGTATATCCTGACACTATACAAGGCAAGGTAATGGCATATTATATTAAAAAACCTAGTGATGTTGTTTGGGGTTTTACACCTGGATCTTTAGGTCAATATACTTACTCACCTGCTGCATCTACTGACTTTGAATTAGACGCTATAGAGCAAACAGAGGTTATATTAAATATACTTATGTATGCTGGAGTAATAATAAGAGATCCACAAATAGTACAAACAGCAGCTTCAATGGTGCAACAAGATGAAGTAAATCAAAAAAGCTAACATATGTCACTTATAACAGAAACTAACGAAGAATATTACGCAGGGCAACACAGTTTTGTAGGTGATGGTGTTACAACAGAATTTCCTACTACATTTAATACTGACTTAACGCTTACAACTGCTACTGGTAACGGTAATTTTACCGTAATAGTTAACGGTGTTTCAGTAACTCCAGTATTATCTCTTTCTAACCCTAAAACAGTAGTAATAAATCCTGCTCCAACAAATGGATATGTTGTAGAAATTAAACTTAGCACACCTGCAGTATGGAATAATTATGGTGGATATTCTTATATAACATTAAATGATCTTATAGATAACTTTTTAGTTGGATATGTTGGTCATGGTAAATTAGTGTCAAGCGCTAAAAGAACTGATATATTATTTCACGCTAAAAGAGGTTTACAAGAGTTTAGTTACGATACTTTAAAAAGTATTAAATCTCAAGAAGTTACAATACCACCAAGCTTATCATTACCTATACCTCAAGATTACGTTAACTACGTACAGTTATCTTGGATAGATGACTTAGGCGTCAAGCATATTATATATCCAACTACATTAACTAGCAACCCTTACACTGTTCCAATACAAGATGATAATGGAGACTTTATACAAGATAACTTTGGTGAGAATGAAGAAAGCTCATCATTAACCGATGAAAGATGGAAAAATGCTGCTGACTATAAATTAAATGGTAATTACAACATCGATCTACAAAATGCGGGTGTGTATAATTGGAACTGGGAAAAACTAGCCTATGGTAGAAGATATGGACTAGATCCTCAGTACTCAAATAAAAATGGTTGGTTTACAATAAATGAAAGAGAAGGTAAGTTTTCTTTTAGTAGTAATTTAACAGATAGATTAATTATACTAGAATACATATCTGACGGTTTATCTTCTGACTTGGATACTAAAGTACCTAAGATGGCTGAAGAAGCAATGTACATGCATATAGCTTATGCTATGTTAGCTGGAAGACAAAACGTTCCAGAGTACATAGTAAATAGATTTAAGAAAGATAGAAGAGCAGCGCTTAGAAACGCTAAAATAAGGTTGAGCAATATTAAGCTAGATGAGTTTGTACAGATAATGAGAGGTAAATCTAAATGGATTAAATCATAAATTAAATGGCTGAAATAAAGAATTTATTCGTAAAGTCTAAAATGAATAAGGACCTAGATGCTAGGTTACTTACTAATGGTGAATACAGAGACGCACAAAACGTATCAGTAAGTAAATCTGAAGGCGCAGACGTAGGTGCTGTAGAAAACATTTTAGGTAATATAGAACTTATTGATTTTGAAACTATAGTGACTAATGCTGTAACGGCTAAGTACACGGCGTTAGGTTTTGGTATTTCTACAGATGCTATTAATTATAAAAACCTTGAAGTCATAGGTCAAATACCTAATTTAGAAAACAATAGTGTAGTCGTGTTTTTAACAGATTGGACTGACACTTCTAATGATAAGCTTAGTAATTTTCCAGGAAATGCTGTAGTAACCACAGGCGAAACACCTGGATCAAATGAACTAGTATATGCTGGGCCTGGTTGTTTTATATGTTATTATAGTTTTCAGACTGGAGCATCATCTATACTAGCTGGCGGTAGTTATTTAAACTTTTCTAAGTCGCACCCTATGTTAGGTCTAGATTATTTAGAAGACTTTTTGT